GCATTAAAGAGCAAGTTGATCGTATTCTTGCAGTAGTGCGTCCTCCGGTGGAAGAAACAGTGGAAGAAGAGCCCGCGGCACCCAAGAAAACCATCCAAGACTACATGCGTGAAAAAGCAATCTCAATCAGTGGTGAGCTCGAAGGCATGGTAGATGAACTTAGTGTTAACGAATTTAAAAATCCTGAGAAGTACAGTGTAATTGAGCAGTTGCGCATCAACGAAGCGCCAGCACAAATGATTGATATTATTCGCAAACCGTTTGAAGACGTACTAGCAGAAATGCAGGAAGTGCAAGCAGGCGAGTGTGAGCAGTTGAAAGAAGCATACAATCACCTTGGTAAAATACAGGTGCGTAACTTTATCAAGTTTCTCGAACAAGCGGTAGCAGACTGCAACAACTATGTACAGCTCAAGAAAGCAACACGCAAACCACGAGCTATCAAGAAGAAAACACCTGCACAGTTGGTTAAAACATTCAAGTTCTGCAAGGAGTTCCCTGAACTTAAACTTACCAGTGAAAGCCCAACCAAACTTGTTGAAGCCAGCGAAGCATGGTTATACAACACTAAGACACGCAAACTTATACATGTAGTTGCAGACGAATATGCTAAAACGTTTACTATAAAAGGCAGTAGTATTGTAGGCATTGACACTGCTAAAACTGTGATGAAAACACTGCGCAAGCCAGCAGAGCAACTCAAACTTATTACAGGCGTAGGCAAGCCAGCGGCTCGTAAAAACTTCAATGACATCAAGGCTATGGACATTAAATTTAACGGCCGTGGCAACGAACATATCATCATCTTAAAGGCACATTAAAATAAATACAAGAGCGGAAAGGACGCTCTTGTAACATGGCAAATACCAGCGATATTACTCTTGAAGTAAAGAAAAATGAACTTACAGACTATGTAAGACTGCAACTCGGTGATGGAATTATTGATCTAGAAATGGATCAAGAACATTACGAAGCCGCATATCAAAAAACTCTCGGAACATACAGACAACGTGCTACGAATGCATTTGAAGAAAGCTATGCATTTCTTGAAATGACAGAAGATCAAAATGTTTATAAGTTGCCAGATGAAATTCAATCAGTGAGGCAGGTTTTCCGTCGTACAATTGGTAACATGCAAGGTCCTTATAGTTCGAGTTTTGATCCGTTTGCGGCAAGCAGTTTGAATACCTATCTAATCAACTATAACTATGCTGGCGGACTTGCAACATATGAAATGTGGGCAGGCTACACAGAACTTGCGGCTAGAATGTTTGGCGGATTTTTAAACTATACATTCAACCCAGTAACAAAACAAATACAATTTATAAGAAATGCTCGCGGTAGTGGAGAAACTGTCTTACTTTGGACTTACAATCTGCGTCCTGAAATACAGTTGCTCACGGACTACAGCACAAGTCAATGGTTTAAAGATTATATGATTGGTGCTAGTAAAGCAATTATTGGTGAAGCTCGTGAAAAGTTTGCTACTATTGCTGGTCCTCAAGGTGGTACTGCACTTAACGGTGCGGCTATGAAAGCCGAAGGTCAAGCGATTATGGATGCTAAGATTGAAGATCTAAAGAACTATGTTGATGGTTCACAACCGCTTACTTGGGTTATTGGCTAATGCGTTTAGAAGAGTTTTTAACCCCAGAGGAACTTGCAGAGCACAAGATGATCTGGAGCCGCATTGGACAAAAACTCAAACTAAAATATCGTTGTGCTAGTGGGCCAAAAGCAGGACGCATTGTACCTGATCCTAAGGTCTGTAGTTCACCAAAAGACATGGCAAAATCGGCGCAGATGAAGCGCACAAGAGCCACAACAAAAGTCAAACAAGCCCGTAAGGCGAAAAAAACGAAACGTGTAAATCCAGCAAGTCGTATTCTTGCAAGACTGAATGCACTAACTAAACAAAAGTCTACTCCAAAAGCAAAAACCATGCGCATGAGTAGTAAATCAACCAAAAAACCTATCAAACCAAAAAAGTTGACAAAATAACATTTTAGCCTTACACTTGTAACATGGCTGATATAATGATTGATATTGAAACTATAGGCACTGGCCCAAGTGCTTGTATTCTTACGATTGCAATGCAAACTTTTGATCCGTTTGCAGATGGTTGGTACGACAGGCACTACTATGCCCGTATAGATCCTGACAGCCAACCTGATCGTAACATCGAAGAAGGCACACTACAATGGTGGGCAAATCAACCAACTGAAGCTCGCGAAGAAGCATTTGCTGAAGACGGGCGTATCAGTCTTAAACAAGCCCTTGATGAAATGCACCCTATCATTTGGAACAGCAATTACATTTGGGCAAACGGCCCGACTTTTGATATGACCATAATTGAAGATGCCTACAAGAGTCACGGTATGAGTTTGCCCTGGAAGTATTACAAGGTACGAGATGCTAGAACAATCTATAGCATGTGGCCGGATTTGCCCAAACAACCCGTAAGTCATCATGCCCTCGACGACTGTCAACAGCAAATACTTAAATTACAAAAAACACTTAAACACCTAGGAGTTACACAACTAGCATGAAAGAAATTGACTACAAGTATAACGAAGGCGAACTCTTAAAAGAGTTTAAACAATACATCGACGCAACCTATGGCGAACACTACAGCCTAAACAAGTATCAAGCCACAGAGTTTATCATTGATGCAGGTCATGGAGATGGCTTTTGTATTGGTAATGTGATGAAGTATGCTCAACGCTACGGCAAGAAAGATGGATACAATCGCAAAGACTTACTTAAGGTTTTGCATTATGCATTGATTGAACTGTATGTGCATGACTTACACAATCGTTAATCTTCACTAAGATCTCCCACCGCCCACGGGAGATCTAACTTTGTTACTTCCACACTACAATTTAGACACACACTTTTCAAATTGTTTAATTCGCTGTTATTCATGTTACCATCTAAGTGGTATACTAATATTTGCGCAATACTTTTTGCTCTAAACCCGCAACGATCGCAAATCATTTTTTTCTTGTAGCCTTTTAATTTCCATCGCGGTTGCATCGGTTTTTTCTTCCTATTCTTTCTAATACAGCCGTCACAACGAGTTCTGTAGTGCGTAACATCTTCTTTGATATAATTTACTGCGGCTAGATTGCGGTTACAGGCTATGCAAAGCGGTCTTTTCATGCATATACTTATACCTTTGCAAAGGGCAGTCAATACCGTAAGATTACAGGTGATCGAATAAATATTGTTACTAACTATAAAGGAAACAAAAATATGGCACTAGTTTCACCGGGCGTAGAAGTAAGCATCGTTGACGAGAGCAACTATCTACCCGCAACAACAGCTTCGGTGCCGTTTATCTTAGTTGCAACAGCACAAAACAAGATAAGCGGCAGTGGTGTTGGCACAGCCGCAGGAACGCTGGCATCCAATGCTAATAAAGTATATTTGATTACAAGTCAAAGAGATTTGTCTGCTACATTTGGTAATCCATTTTTTTACAGTACGTCAACTGGCGCACAGATTAATGGTTACGAACTTAACGAATATGGACTTTTAGCCGCATATTCAGTTTTGGGTGTAAGCAATCGTGCTTATGTCATGAGGGCAGATATTGACCTTGGCGAACTAACAGCAAGTCTTACAAGACCAACTGGAAATCCAGCTAATGGTGCTTGGTGGTTAGACACAGATGATACACTATGGGGTATCTTCCAATGGAGTTCAACTACTAATGCATTTACAAATCAAGTACCGACTGTAATTACAAGTACAGACGATTTGACTGGCGGTGTTCCAAAGTCGAGCATCGGCAGTATTGGCGATTATGCTATTGTAGCAACTAATACAAGTAATCCTTTATACTATAAATCAGGTGGTCTAACTACTACTTCAACATCAGGCGACACAGAACAAGTAGCTGCCAACAGTTGGGTACTAACAGGAAGTAACAGTTGGAAACTTAGTTGGCCAACCGCTACTGGTACTGAAACAAACCCTACCATTACAATCGGACACAGTATTTTCCTTAACGATACAGAAGTTACTGCAACTGGTACAACAGTAGCAAGTTTGGCAATCGATATTAACGATGCGGCTATTACTGGAGTTTATGCAAAAGCAGTTAGTGGTAAATTAAACATTTACATTAACGGTGATGCAACCAATGACGGTTCAACATCAGACGGAAATGGTATTGTTGATATTACTGCTGGTACTGGTACAATTCTAACAGACGTTGGTATCACAGCAAGAATTTACTATGCACCATTAGTACAACAAAGTCCACACTACACCAATCCGCAGTGGAGAACCACAGATTCAGAACCACATCCAACTGGAAGTATCTGGGGCAAAACTACAGCGGTTAACCTCGGTGCAAGCCTTGATGTACAACAGTTTGATTCAGCAACTGCTTCATTTGTATCAGTTGCGGCACCAATTTATGAGAACGATCAAACTGCTA